GTGCGTTACGAATAAAGAGAAAAAAGTTTTGTACCGAGCCGCACCGTACACTACGCACTTACCAAATGCAACCCACAGCACTCCAAAATAAAAAGGAGACGTTCTTCACGTCTCCTCATTATTTAGCCGTACCACAGAACAGTCTCAGTCACATTGCCAGTCCCGCTGATTGTGCCCTGACTGTTAGTTTCAATACCTGCTACGATATCAGTCTGTGTCATTGTCGTTCCATTCCAGAACAGGTAACAGCAGTGTCCTGCTGTGTCACAAGCGAACATCATAACAGATGTTGCAGTAATGCCAACATTTCCAAGGCGTGCCAGTACCTTCTTTGCATTGTCCTCAGTGAACCTGCCGCACCCAGAAGCGTTGGTAAGCGGTGCGATTTCGCGTGGGTGCGAGTTAGTGCCATATCGACCAATAACAGTGCTCTTTTCGTTCTTGGTGTTCACAAGAAGATTCACGTTGTTATTACCTTCGTTCACGCCTGTGATAGATACGGCGCAGTTGGCATTAGCAGAACTGAAGGTTATGCCATACATTTCACTGACATCAGTAAACGCCTGAACAAAGTTCAGTCCGTTAATTACTACACTGTTTACCGTGGGGCCAATATTCATAAAGTAGTTGGTGCTGTCACAAGTAAAGTTAGAAATAAGACAGTTATCGCCGCCGATAAGGATTCCGAAACTGCCACTGTAATAGTCCTTGGATGTTCTCCAAGTGGTGCAATCAGTGATAATGTGATTTGCGCCACACTGGAAACCGAGTTTGCAGTTAATAACGCTCACTTTATTCCACTCTTCGTCATTGCCGGGGGCATAGACACCAATGCTATTATCGGAATTGTTTCCAATAATAGTTAAGTTTTCACCTGTAAAATATGCGCCTGTTTCGGTGGCTTCATCTTTGCAGTGGATACCGTGTGTAGTGAATCCGAAGATGCTCATTCCTTTCACGGAAGAACGGTGATATCGCGTAGCCTTAATGCCGTAATTGGCTTTGCCGTTGCCGTCAATTTGACCGCCGTTAATGCTGAAATGGATGTAGCTCGACAGTGCAGTAGGGCCAGCTGGCACGTTGGTGTTGTCAATGGAAATGACACTGTCCATATCAGCAGTTGCTTTAAGGATTGCGTTGTTAGCCATATAGACACACACGTTATTGGTAATACTGAGAGTGGATTTAACGTTATAAGTGCCAGCCTTGATAACGACAATACCCTTATCACTGTTCAATGCGGCCTGAACAGCGGCAGTGTCATCAGCAATGCCGTCACCAATAGCACCGTATTGCTGGGGCGTTGCGATATCAGAATCCTTTGTTTCTGTAAGTTCAAACGGCTCTGCATAAAGGTCATTCTGAAGTGCAATAGCTTTTGCACTAGTAGTAGCAACGGCCTTGTAGAAGCTTCCCTTCTTGTCGTTGACTTCAGCATAGCCGCACGTCATAAGAGTGTCATTGAGCTGTACACGCTTGTCTGCGGCCATGTCATCTTTGGTATTGTAGGTGTACACAGTTTTGCCAACAAGGCTGTTTACGGTTTCAGCATATTCCAGCACTTCTGCTTCATACCGCTCTACGTTCTGGTTGTACTGCGTCACCTGAGCATTCCAGTCTGCGCTCTTAATCCAGAACTCAGTATTGGTAATCTCAGTGTTTGCAGGAACAGTTTTGCGACTGACATAGCTCTGCTCATTGGTATAGACCACGCTCAGAGCGGCGTATTCGCTGGACTTATCCCAAGCGCCCATGAACTTAGGAGCATAACGAGCACCAATATACTTCTTAATAGCCATATTAGAAACCCCTTTCATTAAATAAACTGTCCACCCGTTGAACCAGAACATCCGATTCACCCTCCCGATAGGATTGAAGAGTGCCTATCACACGTCAAAGTTACTGTACGACTTCCGGTTCCCAGAGCAAGGCAAGTTTGCCATAGTCCTCAGAATCGGGGTTCATTTCTGTGTCAAAGTCAATGAAGTCCCAAGTATCAGGAATCCAAGCAATGAAATAGCCGTCCTCGTTGATTTCAAACCAGACGTATTTCACAATCTTGGAAACCATCACTTGTAAGTTGTTGTCAATCCACGTTGCAAGAGCCTGTACATAGGTTTCGATATAGTCGCCGTTAATGAGTTTCTGAATCTCATTGTAGCACTCCTGCACGGTTTTGTCAAGCTGTACAATTTTTGCATTGATATCAGCTCTAAATGCTTCGTTCTCGGTGTTGACTTTGTTTTCAAAGTCGTCAAGCTGTTTCTGAAATTTTTCTTCTATCTGGTCTATTTGAGAGTAGAAGGTGATAATTTCATTGAACTGTTTAACAGCGCTGTTGTATGTTTCTACAACTCGTGCCAGAATCTCATAGTCGCTAGAACCCGGAAGGAAAGTGTTCAGGTCAAACTTGCCCGGAATAGGAAGGAAGGGCAACGGAGTAAGAGTAGTAAGCGGCATAGTGACACCCCCTTTACAGATGGAAGTAGTTGAGAACCCACCGAATAAGGGCGCTCAAGAATTTAGCCAGTGAGACTAAATCCATAAATATCACCCCTTTCAGGGCAGTTCAATCCAGCCCTCAATGTGGTACTCCTGCTCGTCAACAGTATCCGCACCCAGCTGGATAGTGATGTTGTGCAGACCATCCACAGAGCTGGTGGTGTTCTTAACGGTTGCGGCGGCAGTGGGAGCAAAGTCAGAGCTGGTGTTGTACCAGTTAATCTCTGCGTGTGCGCCAACGTTGGGCAGGTTCACACGGAGAACAGGGTTGCCAGCAGTGACAGCACCGGAAGCGGTGAACACTGCATTGACGTGCAGGGCATCGTTCAGCAGGTAGGAAACATCATCATTGATTTTGATTTTGCTGTCAGCAGACTGAATGAAGTTGACCATAGTTTTACTCCTTTACAAAATTCCCATGAAGCAATCTTTCAAACTGTCGATAACCTCTAAATCCAGATTGCGTACAGATTCAGAGTATTCTTTGAACAGTTCTGCGTAGGACTTGTTGTTCAAGCCAGACACGGTTCTGTTCCGGTTGTCATTGTGCTGTCTGTCTGCTGTGGTGTGTTCATCGAGTGTGGTTGTTTCTTTGCTGTTATAAGTGGTGGTATCGGTACTGTTGCTGTTACCTGTGTTAGTTCCGTTATTTTTATTTTTGTTAGCAGAGGAAGCGTAGGTATTATTTGCGATATCACTCTCTATGTTGAGCATCTGAGCAGGCGTGTCAGAATTAACATTGAGGGTGTAATCGTTATGAGAATTGTTTTGGGTACTGCTATTGACAGTGGTATCAATACCAGACCTAGCAAGTACATCAGTACCAGTTTTCGTACCGTTATTCGAACTAGTACCGTCAGCTTTGACAACCTCAGTGAGAGTGCCGCCAGTGTAGAACTGCCACTTCTCGGCCATAGCATCATATAGCATATTGAAGTAAGGCATTTTCTCGTTAAGAGTGTTGTTCAGGAAGAACTTGAATCTATCAGGCGGCAGACAGCAAATCTCATTGAAATAGTAGTGGTTAATGATTTTCTGGTTCAGCGCTTCTCTCCATGCCTGCATATCGCCAGCAGAACGGAGAAAAGACGGAAGAGGGTAATCTTTCATGCCAATGTCGAATCCATCGAGAGTAAGCAGTTTGCCCAGTTCAATGGTATACGTTGCCATTATTCCTCACCCCCGTTATCATCACCGTCACGAGCACGAACATAGGAAATAGTGCTGGCGTTTTTGCTGTACTTATTGCCGTCAGTGATATACGGCTGATTTGCCAGACGAACAGAAACGTTCAGGCCAAACATATCATTGATAAGTTTGCAAGCGTGTTTACGTTGGGACAGGCCAATGTAAGCCAGAGCATTTGCTTGCTGGTCAAACTGTTCAACCTCGTCAGTTACTCGCCGTTCACGTTTGAAGTCTGCCATGCCGATACCAAGGAAAGACAGGTACTCATTGTACTTTGTAATCTTGATATCCTGTAACTGACCAGCAACGAACGGTGCATCTGTACGGAGAACCATGAAACTGTTCGGGTCAAACGTGCCTTTCATGCCGTAGATAACAGGAGTGTTGCCAGTGTACTTTTGATATACAGCCTGTGCGGTCTGTTTCTGCTTGGTGTCAGTAAGAATCAGGACAGGAGTTTTCTGAGCGCCGATGTTGACTTTGATAGTCTGGTCGATATCGTACAAGTCCCGTGTGTAACGGATAGTAGTAAGGAAAGTCGGGTACATATCAGGAGTGTTTCTGATAAGCACGCAGTCCTTCATATCGTATTCGGGGAACGTTTCCACAGGGCTGATAGGTCTGATATACATAGGTTCATTGTAGAAGTTGATTCCACGAAGTGCGCCATTCAGGCACATATAGCCACGGGTTGCATGGTTGAAGAAAACAGCTTTACCGTAGGTGAACAGGCAATATTCAAGATATCGCTCATTCACACTATCAGGCAGTCCTTCCCACTTAAACATTGTGCAAGCCAGAGATTTAAGACGATAGTAGTAGTCAGCGTAAGCGGCGTGGGATGCTTCTTTGTCTGCGAGTTCGTTATCGTAATTGTACATTTGAATCACCTCTTAACCGAATATAGAGTTGATAAGCCAGCTAACACCAGCAGTGGCGAGAGCTCCGACAACATAGCCGACAGGGCCAGCAATAACAGCACCTATTTGCCCGCCTATCTGTGAACCAGCGATATTAATTGCAAGATTAGTTAAACCAGTAACAACCCAGTTAGATACGACTGGAACCAGATATTTTTGAACAACTGTGGTAGCGACTGTTGATACAACTTGAACCAGAACGTTTTTAGCCGCTTGCTCAATAGAGATATCGCCTTTCATAACACCGCCAATCGACTGGCACATAGTGTTGATGATTCCGGGCACTAAGTCAGCGGCAATCTGGTTTAGTTCTGTGCTTTGTGAATGAGAACCAATGTAGGAAGTAATTGCATTTGCAAGAGCGTGAGAACCAAGTTCACAAACATAGTCGATTGATTGTCTTTTGGTGACTTCCAAGAATTGACCAGTGGCTAGTTTTACATCACCTGTTGTTAGTGCAGTAGTAACGGCTTGCCAGCCGTTTGCAACAATGGTATCAACATAAGAATCAAGGAGATTCAGAGTGTGCACGCCTAGTTCAGAGTTGCGGTCAATCTTAGTAACGTCTACAATCCAGTCTTTTAGCTGTGATTTTGCTTGGTTAATTTCGTTCTGTGCGGCTTGTTGTCCAACTGAGATAGCATATTGGATAAGGTTGTTTATCTTGTTTTCAACGAACCAGATGGAATTGTTTACAACGTCAGAGCAGAACTTGTTAAGAACTCCGCTGAAATCACCAGTAGTGAGAATATCAGTAGCATAGCCAGCGGCATTTGTTTTGATGCCGTCTAACTGTGCTTTAACGTAGTCTTTAATAAGTTTTGCCAACTCGCTGGACGGGTCAACGTTTTTTGCGGCAATGATTCTGTCAGCTATTCCATTTACTGTTTCGTTGAACTGAGATTCCGTAACAGTACCGTCCTCAGATGCCGCACCCTGTATTACTTTGATATCAGCATCAGTAACGTAAGGGCTTTTGTGCATTTCAACTTGGCTGTAATGGTTGTCTGTATAAGGAATGCCGGGAAAGTCTTTTATATCGTTAGGATTTACACTAAAAGTGTGGCTCACTTTGCCACCATCAAAGTTAGTGTAGTCTGTGCGAGTTGCAGAAGTAAAGTAAATTTGGAAGTGAAGGTGAGCGCCAGTAGATGTGCCAGTGTTGCCACAAGTGCCTACTTGGTCGCCTTGAGAAACTTTTGTTCCGACAGATGGGCCAAGTTTTTCCATGTGGGCGTAGCGTGTATAGTAACAGTTTCCCTCTGCGTCTTTTGTATCATCGTGCCTGATAAGAACAGTATATCCCCAAGACGTAGAAGAGTAGCTTTGTACAACTGAGCCAGCTTTAACTGCGTAAATTGGTTTTCCTGTAATCTGACCAGCGGTTCCTGTTGTTAGGTCAATTGCAGTGTGTTTTTGGCTATATCCCTGACTACAATACCACAGTCCAACACCTAGCGGATGAAACCACTCATTGGTACTGTAAAAACCAGTAACGTTATTTTGTGCATTACTGCCGCCAGTTCCGGGTGAACCAGCAGTTATTTTGATTGTGATATAGTCGTGGTTATTGGCAACAAAGTTATTGGAAGTCAGCCAAGGGTTCAGCTGTAATAGCGTTTGGACAGGTACGCCGCACATTGTTGAAATCTGCTGAATATCGTCCATCCATGAACAAGTATACTGCACTTTTAAGGTGGCGTAAACAGCGTTACTTGCGGTTGACGCAGTTTTGAACTCTTTTAGAGTTTCTGCCGCTGAGTTTGCCATATAATCACCACCTTACACAATAGCATTGTTTTGTCCAAAGTTTCCGTATGTTGCAGTGTAAACCCAGAAGAATATGCCGTTATTGAATGCATGCTTGATAATGTTCATATCATCGTCAGGGAAGTTACCGCTGGCATTCAAGCCATTGGTTTTGATGTAAGTCCAGCTTGCTCTTGCATGAAGGTTGATTGCTCTGTATTCGCTCTGTTTGTAGCCATAGACGGAGAGGAACTTGTCACAACGTTCAACAATGTCTCTGGGGAGAACTTTATATCCGTAGGAAAAGACTGTTTTGCCAGTAGCAATGTAGCCATTAGAAGCACTCATGCCACCAGTAGCAGGCGCATTGTAGTTTTCAGATATAGCGGCAAGGTCTTGGGTAATTTCATCAATACCGCCAAATTGTGTGTAAGCGTTTGCGAAACTAGAAACAGTATTTTGAGCACTGTTAGCTAGATTGCCAAGGCCGCCCATAGTGATATTAGCTCCGCCAGTTCTTGAACCACCTGAAATAAAGGTGGCTGGAGTGGGCGGTGAAGTTAGACCAATAGCTGATTGAGTTAAACCTAATAGCGAACCAGCAACATCTATTGCAGAGTTGATTTTATTAACTCCACGATTAAGGCCAAGTCGCTCTTTATAGATAGCATTACTTCCGCTGTGCAAATTGTAATCGTTCTTGTACTGGTTGTAGCTCCATCCACTTTCTGGAATGGAAGCAAACATAGAGATTGTAGAAATAGAGCCATCGCTGTAATTCTCAACGAATGCGCTGATAGTTCCGCTTGTCTGGTCAGCTGAAACTTTAATATTAACTTTGCTGTCGGTGATGAACACGGGGTTGAAATCAGTCTCCTGTCCGTACATACTCATAAAACAAGTAACGAACGCAGACGAGAGCATTTTATTGTTTTTTGGTGTATAGCCAGAAATAGAACTGGGATACTTAGAGAATGAAACAGTCATAGGGCCGTTCTTGAGCTTGTAAGGGTACTGTTGTAATTTGATAACCGCTGTTGCTGTGCCGTTCTTAACGTAGCTGTCAAGAATAGAGCCGACACCGGGATTATCAATGTGGAAGTCAACAAGGTTCTGCCCGCCTGAGTAAATGCCAGAGTTCACAGAACCAGTTCTGGATTCTCCTGCATAAGTGGAAGTGGCAAACAGCGCAATGCCATCTGGTGCAAGGTCAGTCGAACCAGCCACCTGATAGCCACCCGGATTGCCAACGCTGAAATCCTCGGGCACGATATTGTCACCAGCAACGTCAGTATCACTGTGGCATCTATCAACATAGCTGTCATAGTATGTGATATCGAAGAACCAAGTCTGGATAACGTCTGTGCTGACGTATAGTCTGACGGAGCTGTTGCTTGCCCACTCGATTCTATCGATGAATGCATAGAACCATTTATTGGTAAAGTTGTTGTTCTGGTACATGATGTAGTTGCAGTTATACAGCAAGTCCACTTCGCCGTCCACAACAATAGTGTTATTCTTTTTAATGTACTGGAAGTTCTCGTAGGTTTTAATTGTTTTGCCTAAGAAATAGGTAGTTTGTGCTTCTCGGTCAGGAAACCACAGTGTGTTTCTGTAATCACTCTCGAGTGGAGTGTCGAGTAACCTTAAAGCAGTTGTTGGTGTAAACATAATTTGTACCTCTCTTGCCCCCTGCCCCGCCCTCACTGGTCTAAAGCTCAACCAGTTACCGGAAGAGAGAAAATTATGGAGCAGTTACGTTATGAAGATTACTCTTCGATGAATGCCCACGCATTAGCAAACGGACTGCACGCCATAGTCTCCCAGTGATGCAGGAAGTAGGTGCGGCTCAGAGTGCTTGCATTGTACGGGGTTTCTGCCATCTGGAAACGGTTGTCGTGGGTGCGCAGGAAGGTGTTGTCTGCGATGATTGCCAGAGTCTTAGCGGCATCACCAGTATCACCAAAGCTGTCAACCATCACCTGACGGCCAAGGAACTCAGCCTTGCTCATGTTGAATGCCTTTGCCAGAACCTCAACGTCAGTAAAGGCGGCAACGTCAGCACGAACAAGAACGCTGATACGGTCGGGAGAAGTCCAAGTGGTCAGGGGGGTTGCGTTTGCAATGCCCTGAGCGGTAGCCATCTTCTGATAGCAGTTGTACTTGGTAGAGGGGAACTGGAACTGAAGGTACTTTGCACGCAGGTCGGTGACAAGGGTTTCAGCAAAGGCCCGGTGGTCAGCACCAGCGGCCAGAGTAGTTTTGTTGATATTGCCATCGTTGATAGCCTGACCAACGACACCCTTCATCAGCGTGAACTCGTCGATGTTGTCACCACTGGTCAGGGTGTTCAGAATCATCGAGACGAAGTTGTTGAAGGTATCGGCGTTGGTGAAAGCGCCAGCCAGAACGGCATCATAGACAGTAACCTTGTACTTGTCCTGCCGGTTGCGGCGGTAGTACACGGTCTTAACATCAGGAGAAGTAGGAGACAGAACGTCACTCATTGCAGAGCTGTCGTAGGGAGTAGCAACAGCAGGGTTTGCAATGCTGTCCTGCACGTCCGTGCCGTAGGGGATATCAACGCCCTTGAAAATGCGAAGGGGGTTGTCATAGGTCATGTTGTGCGCTTCCTGAAACAGAATGCGGTTCACCAGACCATTGATGAACTCATTCATAAAGGGAGTGTACTGCATGATAGCGCCACCAGTTGCCTGAAGAGTGGCATTGGTAGCAAGCGGGATGTTCTCTTTCAGAGTGGAACTGGTCTCAATGACGGCGTTCACAATGTCGATAGCAGTTGCCATAGTTTGTCACTATCCTTTCTAAATGTTTAGCCATAACTCGCTTCCGCTCGTGCGGGAGATGAATAATGGTTTGGTAAAGATTTGCTTCGCAAATCAGCCCTTGAGGTTAAGTCGGCCATTGGTAAATAGGCGGTTGATGGGGTCTTTGTCCTCTTCCGGGCGAACAGGGTTTTTGAGCTGTTCTTCCGGTACAGTAACACGAAGGAAGAGATTCATGTTGTCCTCTTTCAGCTTCGCATTCTTTGCGGTAAGGTCATCAACATTGCGAAGGGCAGTCGCTTTTGCGGCAACCTCTTCGCTAAAACCAGTGGTCAGTTCTGCCAAGATGTTGGTTACTTCGCCTTGGTCTGCGTTATCTCCCAAGTGCTTGATAAGCTCCTGTGTCTTGGCATTGAAATCGGCAAGCTCCATAATTTGCTCCTTTCAATTATTTAGTGGTTGTTCGGTAGTCCCACCGTGACTTTCCCTCTCTTACATCCACATGAACAAAGGAATCATAAATACCAAGTCCAAGCGAATTAGGGTATTTAGAATTAAGCCACGAGTACAGTTTGAGCGGCGAAATACCGGAGATATAAATATCTGCGGCATTACCAAACATGTGCTGTGATTTAGGACTGGAATTTTTGAGTGAACTGTTGTAGGCTACTGTGCGGTATCCAGAATTGATAATAAGCGGTTTGTTGTAGTGGTTGCGGATAATTTCAAGAAGTTCAAGAAGTGCTTTGTTTAGCACAATGACACGGGATAAGTCAGAACAGCGAAACTCGTGCGCTTTGAAATGTGGTGACAACTGTTCATCTGGGTTGAGGGTGTAGTCGAAAACATAATATGATTTAGTGTTCAATATGCTCACCCTCTTCTTTCTTGTTCAGTGCAGACAGGAACGGTGCAACCAGTTTAACCAAGTCGGGGTTAATCTGACCCAGATTCTCAAGCACAGAAATAGCTTCCGTGACGATAATCAGAGTGCAGATAGTTGCGGCGGCAGGTAAATTGAAACCCATGTTCACATAGTCCATAGCATAATCAGCGAGATAGCCGAAAGCAATGAACAAGATAAAACTGGCTTTCTTGTAAATTCCTTCCCTTGCCTTTGTGGAGTTCAACTCTTTGTTTTTGACAGCTTTCAACACTCCGGTGAAAACGTCAATCACCATAAAGGCCAAAGCAAGTTTTACTTCCACTGGAACGGAACAGACGGTACTCATAAGCTCACCCCCTTTCCGGTCTAGCTTCTATAATTATTATACCATAGGTAGTTGAAAAATGGAAGTAGGTATGATATAATTATTTTAGAGAGAAAATGTTCCACATGGAACAAATAGGAATAATTCCTAAAAAGGAGCTGAGACAATGGGTGACTTCTATGACGGCACAAAGCTACTGTCTTTGATGGACACGAACGGCAACAAACCAGAGATTTATATGTGTACCACAAACCGTTCTGGCGGTAAAACTACTTGGTTTAACCGATATTGCATAAAGCGTTTTATCAACTACAAAGAGAAGTTCATGTTGCTGTATAGGTTCAACTATGAACTTGATGGATGCGCTGACAAATTCTTTAAGGATATCGGCGTTCTGTTCTACCAAGGACACGCAATGACCTCTCAGCGCAGGGCCGCTGGCATTTACCATGAATTGTTTCTTGACGGAGTTCCCTGTGGTTATGCTGTAAGTATCAATGCGGCAGACCAGATTAAGAAGTATTCTCATTTTTTCTCAGATACAACCCGAATGCTCATGGACGAGTTCCAGAGCGAGACAAACCATTACTGCGCAGATGAAGTAAAGAAGTTCCGTTCTATCCATACCTCTGTTGCTCGTGGACAGGGCGCTCAATCTCGTTATGTGCCTGTGTATATGCTTTCTAACCCTGTTACCCTGCTGAATCCTTACTATGTTGCAATGAATATCAGCTCACGGCTGAATGACAACGTAAACTTTCTGCGTGGCGTTGGATGGGTGCTGGAACAGGGATATGTCGATGCCGCTTCTAAGGCTCAGGCTGAATCTGCTTTTAACAGTGCGTTCAGTGGTGACACCTACGATGTGTATTTGACACAAGCTGTGTACCTGAACGACAGCTCTGCATTCATTGAACGCCCTGCCGGTGTTTCTCGTTACTTGGGCACTATCCGCTATATGAACAAGGAATATGGGCTGAGAGAATTCCCAGACACTGGTGTTATTTACTGCGATGATAAACCAGACTTGACTTACAAGTTCAAGCTGGCTGTCACAACAGACGACCATAGAGTGAACTATGTTATGCTCAATGCGTACAAGATGTTCACAGACCAGATGCGGTATTTCTTCGACCGTGGCGCTTTCCGGTTTAAGAACTTGCAATGCAAAGAAGTTATTTTGAAAGCGCTGTCTTACTAAGACACGTTCACGAAGTGAACAAAACAAATCTGCGCTATGCGCACACTTATGTCGCATGAGCGTAGCGAATTAACTTATCCCTCTGAGACAGTACCACCGATACAGGCGGGTTTTGCAACGGCGATGAACCGTCCGCTATGTAGTTTCGTATCTGCAATGCGCTTTGGTGCACCTCAGAGACAGGATATAGAAAACCCCTCTTGCCGTTCCATTAGGTTCGACTTGAGGGGTTTGTTTTTATTTATGGATTGTGTTAATCATAATAACACAAAGTTCTATTGCAATAATGCAAAGCCATAAGTCAAGTTCAGCCATATTACCACCTCAATGACAAAAGAGCCGCAAGAATCAACAGTGCATCACGAATGTACACCGACTTATCAAGTTTATACTTGTATCTGCACACAGTGATATAAATAGAGTAGGATGCCGCAATTGCAAACACGATAACTTCGCTCACTTTTTATTCTCCTTTTCTTTGGTGTACCACAGTGTAAACCCAGAACCAGCAATGATTGCTGTGAACGTCTTATTGGTATCAATATGGTACATGAAAACTTTAGACCTCAGCATATCATTGGACAGAGAAGAAACTTTGATTGCACCATCGTTGATACCCGGCAGATGCACATACTCTCTGTTCAGAGAATATGCAACATACATAAGGGAATCTTTAGACAGGCATTTTCTATCATGGTTCTCTCCGGGGATACGGATTAACAGGTGCTTCTTTTTGAGCTTTTCTTCTGCCGCTCCTTTTGCATCAGAGATAATCCCATTACCCATTCTGAGTTCCCCCTTGCTGTAAGCACTCACCAGCGTTTACCGCTGTCACCTTGTGGAAGATAAACCAGTCTTTAGGCTCAGGCTGATAGTGCTTGATGTGGTATTTGCAACTAACACAGTCACAGCCGCCTGTACGCTGGTCATAGGAATGGTCACAAATTTTATGCAACTCTATCATAGTATCACCCTTTCAGAATAATCATAACTTTGTCAAATGCACCTCTGGTAGCAAGGAACTGCCCATTAGGCTGAATAGCGGCAAATACTTTAACAATGCTCTTATCATATCGCCGCCACTTGTCACGCTCACTGAACTTGAATGTGTCAAACTCGTCCTCACCGTCAAAGGCAAGGTGCACTTCGGTGTGCTCGTCAATGTCACACCACGCATACCAAAGTTCCTCTAGTGTAATCATCTTACGCACTCCCTAACTTGGATTCTTACTTTGCCTTTACGAACCTCAAACGTGCTCACATGAAGGTTTCTGAACTGGTTCGTCATGGGGTCAAACCGCCCACGATACAGGAGCGTGAAGAAACTCCACAGCTCAAACTCGGTTTTCCAGCCACAGTTCTGGCAAGACCGGTAAAATTCTTCAATAGTCATTATATCACCTCATTGTAAAATCAGTATCAACCAGCAACACACCGCCTTTGATTCTTCTAGGAAGTAGTTTACCGGGAACTGTTAAACCTGTCTTGAAATCTTTGAATGTGCGTGTTTTACTAAGAAATGCAATCTCTTCTGGCGTAAGTTTAGAATCAGATAGCGTTTGTTCCTCATTTCTTGGATTTATGCCGTTCTCAATGTCCTCTGCAACTTTGTTGTCAAAGGATTCTGCAAACAGGTCTTTGCACTTTTTCGGCATTCCTGCACATTTGATATTGTAGTAAGGGTTCTCTATCGGCTCTAAGTCCTCGGCTACAACGTGCTCAATGTACGTCTTTTGTCGTACAAACCAGCCGATATCCCAGCTTGATTCTAGCTTCCAACAGCAGAAATTTGATGGGTGCACTGTAATACCTTTTAACTGCTCAGGCGGCAGGTCACAGTGTATACTGTCTGTGTCGGCGTAGATAAATCCGGGCTTGTCCTTTCCGTAATAATTTTGTTGAGCCGCACGAATGGTAAAGTTGCGGGCATAACTAGTGATAGCTGAACCAACTGGAATGTATCCGGGTTTTTTGTCATTTTCGTCCACCTCGTAGAATCCAACAGAACCATCATCTTTTTCAAATGCAACTTTGAAAGAGCTGTTCATGCTAGATGCCATTTTTCCGTATAAGTTGTTTAGAAATAGTTTTGCAAGTTGTCTCATAGCGCCTTTGCTTGTTTTTTTGATTGCGGCATACTTGTCAATGTACTCATCAAACAGGCCAATAGTTGAATCAAACTCACAGTAATCAAGTAGTTCATAATCAACTAGATTGTAGTGTTCACGCAGTAGAATGAAATCTGTCTGTGTTAATGTAAGTTCAACTCGTGTATCGTGTAAGTTACCGTCAATGTCATAGTATTCGGAACGTGGAATACCGTCTTTGCCAACAATATCTGAGCTTTCCAGTGCTTCTGTTCCTTTGTACATCCAAGAACCTTTAATCTGTACAAAAGGTAACTTACCGGGTTTCAGATAGAACCGGGTCTTAATGCGGAAGAAATAGAACTTTCCGTATTCCCACAGCTTTTTAGGCTTTTCTGTCGGCTGAAACCAGAACGGGTCATATTTGATAGGGCAATTGTATGCGTCCCAGATATCACCCTCGTTTGCTTCAACATGAATGAACTTAGGCTTGCCAATAGGATAATCTGAGCCAGATTCAGAGTGCATTACAGAGGGATACAGACTGTTCACATCTGCTGTAACACCATTCCTATACTCCTTGCACTCTTTGCCCTTGACCAGATAGCACCAACCGCCTTTGTACGATTTGTGAATCCATTCACCAGCTGTGCTAGAACCATAAACTTCTGGGTCAAGTGGTATTTTGTACAGGTCTGGGAACAGCGTGCTGTAATCGTCTCCGACTGTGTGACCCTTCTTGAACTCGTCCAAACAGCACGAACCAATTGTCAATTTCTTGTGGCCCTCTGAGAACATAAATTCAAGTGCTTCTTTAATAACTAGAACGTCATTTGCAATGTACTTTAGTTCTTCTTGAGAGATAGGACAACCAGCGTATCTGTGCCCTTTATACTCCATATCTAGTTTCTGGTGTTTGGTCTTGAAACTGATACCGATTTGTTTCAGGCTGAATGGAAGTAATTTAAGACTGTCTTTAAGTTCAATGTAGTGTCCGTTCACTTTGATAGTCATAGTGTACCATTGGCCCATATCTGAGATAACGTATTTGAACGACCTGTCAGGCATTTCCCAGTTCTTTTTGAACTTGCCGCCTTTCTGGTCTGGTGCTGGGTCAAAGGCTTGCTTGAATTTGAGGTCATAGAGTAGATACGACAACCAGAAGTTTCCATCAAATTTGAGATTGTGGAAGTATACCACAATGTTCTCGTTCAGTGATACATAATACTCATACAGCTCACCAATGGAATGGAAAACCATAACGTCCTCAGTCCACAATTCAACACTAGCGGCACTCCACACCTCAGTCGCTGTCTGTTGTCTCGTATTCTCTTCAACTGTTGTCTCAAAGTCAGCACTAAAGGTTCGCCACTTTTCGGAACGTGACATTAGATATCATTCCTCGTAATCGTTATAGTCGTATTGGCCCTCGTACACATCTTGCATATCACTCATTCTGTGTCTGATGTTGCCGGGCTGTCTATCTGACGGCAACAAAATCAATAGTACATCTTGAATTGCACTACCAGCCGCTTCTTTATAACCAATAGATGCTATAATAGATGCTTCTTGCAACTTAGCATAGTTATCAGCTATTCTCTTAGCCGCTTCATGTACACCATCTTTTTCTATAAGGTTTTTCAGGGCAGAACGCATTTCCAAAATGTTGTCCATGTTCTGCTTCACCATTTCAACCTTGCCATAGTTCCTGTCACCTCTATAACCGGGTGAATCCCAGTCAGGGTGCGCAATATGCCACCAGCTATCCCCAATAGTGTTCTCTGGTGATGATAACACATCATGCAAGAAACTCTCGAATTGCTGATAAGCATTCAAATCAACAAACGTCTGTTCAACTGTGGTTGCAACGTTGTCAACCATCATATCAACTTCTTTTGCTGGTTCTCTATAAATAGGGCTTGTTGCGTATCTGGCATACCGTTCAGCCGCCTTATCACCAGAAATAGGCTCACCACTGGCGTTGACTGCATAAACATAATCCTGTACTTTTTTAGGGTCACTAGCAATCTGTCTCATTTTTTGCACATCACGCAACCGATAACTACCAAGACTTATAAGACGCTGTAACTGTGGCACTACCTCAGCATTGCCACCATCTGCACGCACTTCCTGAATATACTGATTCACCTTGAGCAACAACTGCTGTTTGGCCTTTGCCAGCTCTCTAGCGTGCATAGCGGCTACTTGTTGGCGATGATTCATAATTTGTTCATCTCCTTTATAGAAGAATCCCGGCCAGTGAATTGGCCACCAGCCGGGATACTGTAAGTGATTTTATTTAAGAAGAACTTAGCCTTTCTTCTTAATTAGTTGTTATTCGTGCTGGTGATTAGCCGACCACAACGCAGTCGATGTAATCACGGCCGTTCTTGGAAGTGCCAGTGGTTACCTGAATCTCGTGGAACTCTTCACCGAACTGGGCGAACATTGCGACAGCGCTCTCAAAGGAACGGCAGAACGTTGCAGAATTGGTGCAGTAGGAAGAGCCGTCAGCGGTGGTCAGTGCCAGCAGTTTCATCTCCTTGCCGTCCTTGTCAGGCTCAGTGTACAGAACCCACTTGTCAAGCGTGATGGTCTGGCCCTTGATATCGGTCAGCTTCTTGCGCTCAGGGGACTGAACCAGCTTGTAAAGGTCAAAGGAAGATGCAACATTAGCGGACTTGTTGATGATATTCATAGTGATACTCCTTACTTGTTATGTGTTTGTCGGGTGGATAAACTTACTGTGCGTTCTCGTCAGATTTCTTCTGACGCTTGCCGAACTGGGCCGCTTCCTCGGGGGTGATATCGGTTTCATCGATAACATCAGCGTGCTCGAACCACTGTGCGGCGGTCATACCGTAGGTCTTGACCTTGCAAGCCATAGCAGTAACGGCAACCGGGTTGAACTCGTCATTTTCCCAGACCTTCTGAACGGCCTTGAGTGCGGCAGAGTTGTCAGCGAATGCGCCCTCAAGAGTGGCAGTCATATCAACCACCTCAAAGGTGTTCAGGTTGACGGCCTTGACGGTAGCGGTGGTGACGATGGAACGGCGGGTGATAGAATACTTACGCATGATGAATACTCCTTTGTTTTGTGTTGTGTTGAAACGTCTAAATTAGGAGATGGTAGTTATCTCCCACACTTATTGTACCATATCTGGGTACAGATTAACATGGACATTTGTTGCGTTCGGGATAGAGATTTTATACGTCCAAGTTATGGGACTTTTCGATAAGATTGTCAAAAATTTAACAATCGGGTATTCCCAACTAGGGCGGGACTTTTAATAGTTTCAACATAGTTTTCAACAATCCTTTCTCGTGGTAATTTCCACGTTAGTACCCTGTACCGTAGTACAGGATACCGGCCTAGAAATTACAGGTCAAACAGTAATTCGGCTTTTCGATAGGTGAAGTGTTCCAACGGGTAATTAGAACCAGACTTCACTAACCAGATGGGCAACCCCTCTTCCAATAGGTAGTTCATAGCGTCTGTGGGCGATTTGAACCGATTCTCAATATCCGGGTAGAACGCCACATCAGGCTCAGCAAATACCCGGGTATCCATGGTATAATAAGTGTTCTGCAACTGCTCAGCAGAATACTGGGTCAGCAGGTACTTGTATACCCGGTGTGCCAGCTGTGAACCATTAAGGCGTGCACTCATTTTGCAGAATCCCCCTTTGCATCCATGTACCCAGATATGTACTGTAATACTTCGTCCAAGTCCTTTGCCGTGTTTGTCAGAACACCAGTCTTGACCATAGTACGAGCAAGCGACAGCGCATTGTAGAGCTGAACCAGCTCAGCGGGTTTGTAGCTCTTGAGATACAGTCGAATCATTACAACCACCCCTTCAACATAGCATACAGGTACAAGCCAAAGCATACAGCAACAGCCGCTAAAATAGGTGCGATACACTGGAAATGATACAGAGACATTTTTCATGCCCTCACTTTCTCGTGGTAGTTCCCACGTTAGTACCCTGTACAGCGATACAGGATACCGGCCTAGGAATTACAATATATCACAATCAACATTAACGCACAACTCGTTAAACTCTTCAATGAACGTAAAATCAACTACACGCAGTTTGAACACACTCAACGGCATTTTCATAAACGAGCCATTAAACACTTCTACTGTAAACGGACCTTCATCCTGTACGTTGATATTAGTAACTATTACAAGAGTGCTGGACTTCAAGTTCTTAAACATGCGAAACAAAGTTCCAATATTCATATTAGAAATACCCCACATCCATGCCGACTTTCTTTACAAGAGTTGTAAAGGCTTTATCATTAGCACTACAATCATCAATCCAACCACAACGTTCCTCAGCTGTTGTGAACATACGGGCCATATCCCACGCCAGCCGAGCATAAATATCACTGTATTTACCGGACTCCCGAACAGCCGTAACGTATTCAGCCCACATCTGACGATTGAACACATCACTGAACCAGTATTCAGCACGGGACTTGAGAATCGGATAATACTTTTTCATTTTCATAAATTGTACACCTCTACAATGTATTTTGGCTTGCCATCATCAGCGTACAAGTTGCCGACTTGTGCGGACACCGGAAAACCGGTGTTTCGACTTAGTATTGAGAAAGGCGCTTGCCGTTGTTCTCATACCACTGCAACATTTCAAGTGTATCACGCACACCCCAATTTGCGCTCATCGTATAGCCTTTTTCCTTGCCTTTCAGCTTGAAATAGCAGTTTTCACCTAACCATTCGGTGGTGAATCTATTAACATGCCGTGCCGTGGTACGGCTACAGTCAACTTGGTAATACAATTTGACTGTCTCAATGTATGTTTCAGAGTCAAAGCAAATTTCCATCATCAACGTGCAGTAACTGTACAGGTAAACGCCCTTAAACGCATTAGTCTTGCTATCACGAATAATCTCAACGTGACAGTTAGCGGCGGGCATAGAACGCATTTTGTAACTAGTTGTCATAATTATAGTACACCTCTTCAATGCTACTTTGACTAAATGCTGTGATAACGACTTACCATCATCAGATAACAGGTTGTCGTCCTGTTATGACCGGGATGAACCCGGTTTCGGCTTTAATTTTTCCAGTTGTAAAAATTGTTAGTCCAGCGATAGTGATGATATTCAATAAAAGTGCCGGGACACACTTCCTCTGTATGAACTTCACCAATTTCAGTCCATTCATTTTGATTGTTACGGCCTAAATCAAAAGTTCCAACAAGTTCAGTGAACAATTCAGCGTGAGCAGATTCATCAAATGGGTCAACCGCTGTATCAAGTGCAAAATAATGGCCCATATCAGTATATTCATGAACTTCACCACCACGAACAGAACACACAAAGCGCACACTGCCGTCAACCTTTGCGTATACATCAACTGTAGAATGAATAATCTTTTTCATGCTAACATCTCCTCAATGTTTTGTTGTGATTCAATTGGGATTTAATTTTCCCCTTTAATTGTATCACATTTTCTGTTCTTTGTCAAGGTTTTCTTTGAACCTCTGTTTTGGACTTCTCTATGCCATTCCATCCGGTTCACTGTATTCCCTTGTTTCATTGTATATAGTATAGTCCTAAAATGTGTTAATTCTATGAACAAATTGTTAAAAATTGTACCACTTAATAAAATAGTAATTGTTCTCATTTTATGGTACAACGTATGCATGTATGCAAGTTCAGTGTTGTTCATTGCGAATGTTACAACGCTGTTTAGTTGTACAACGTACTGTAGTGCCCCATGGGGGAGTACAAAACTTTTTTCTCTGTATTCGTA